GACCTGAATGGTCTTTCTCTACGTCTATCTCGGTATTCATTCCCCTCCGACTTTTGGTGCGGTGGTGAGTGTGTCCTTGATAAACATAGACTCGGTTAGTCTGAGCCAGGGCTTCGTTTGCTTCTGCTTTTATGATACCAAGCAGTTTTTCTTCCTTAGCCTCGCCATGATGGAACATGATAAGGCTGTTACCGAACACAAAGTACTTGCGGTGCGTTTGGTCCATAGAACCAGCGGCTACATGCACCCGTGGGTGGTTGTGGAAGTAGTGGGCAACCATTTGACTGACTGACCAGCCAGCTACCCTGTCGTGGTTTGAATGTACGTGACACAACCAGACATTGTGGTTCTTAGCGAAGCCTTCGATTGACTTGATATACAGTTCCGCCGCAAGATACATCTGACTCTCAACTGAGCCGTATGCGTCTTGTGGCGTACCACCAGAGGTGGTGTTGGCGTTAGAGTCGATGTGAACAATATCATTGCCCAGAGGCAACAGGATGTCTGACACACCGAATGGCTTAGTCAGTCCATAGAGGGCAGCTTGGCCTTCTAGGACTTGTTTCACAGCCATGTCTGGTGTATATTCTCGTCCTGTACGGATAAGTTCACAGTGCTTACCAATATGTACATCGAAGTTTGCAGGAATCGCCAGTGTCTTGGTTGGGACGGGCGATTTTTTGCTTTTCGGTGCTTTGCGTTTGATACGAGCCAAGAAGTCGGCTTGCATCTTTTCTTCCTTCTCAACTTGTGCCTTGTCAAAGAAACTAACTGAGAACTCCTTTGTCTTATGCCACCAGAGGCGGTGTTGTCCAAAGGGCAGGTTGTTTTCAAGGCAATGCTCACGGAGAGCATCGACTTCAGCTTTGGTCGCTTCCTTCATCGTCATGTCTCCTTTCAAAGAGCTTTGGGTTTCCGTATCTATTATAACATTATCAAAATTGCGGCTGGCGTGGGTTAGTTTTAAGCGTTGTGCTAGGGCTACCACAGCTCCTTTGGTGGTTGAGAGGGCGTTGGCTATTTCTTTGACTGGTGTTCCTTTGCTGTATTCCTCTCGCACGTAGTCGTGGCGAGGGTCTTTCATTTTTATATAGTTAAAGTTCTGTTGGGCTTCATTACTTTATATTGCGCTTTGGCTTCCTCTATCTCTAAAGGGGTTACATCTGTCTGATAAAAATCTACGTCCCATAACTTCTCCCCGGTCTTTCGTAGGGCGTTATGTTGTCCCAACAAATAGGCACTAATAAACTCTGGTTCTGTCATAGCCGTATTATACATTAACTTATGGTGTAATCAGGGAGTTATCCCCAGAAAAAGAGCCACCGCACGGATGCGATGACTCATGTTGTTTACTCGTTGTGTTGGTCAACGATTTCCTTCAGCAAGTCCTTGACGCTCTTTTCTTTTGCGTCTTTCTTGGATTTGCGTTTGGTATCGCACAGTGCAAACGAGTCCGCTTTTGCGTCGTAGAGTTCTGCAAAGCAGTTCTCGGTCAGCATGTCGCGGATGTGCTTGTAGTGGATGGCGAACACAACAGCTGTGCCGACAATGCCACGTGAGACGGTTCCCATGTAGAAACCGTCAGCACTTACCAGCGAACCACCGGAGTTTCCGTAAAAGATTTCAGCATCAGTCTGCAACATCTGCAACTTAGTGCCGTTACTTGACGGAAATTCACGAGTGGTGGAGACGATGATACCTTGCGTGATAGAGGCATCCATGCCGGCAGGGTTGCCGACGACATAGACACGTTCTGCACGCATTGCTTCCCGTTCTTTGGGGAGCATAGGAACATCCAGCGTCATGGGTATTTTGTCTGCCTGAATCTGCAAGAGAGCCAGGTCATACCCACCGTTCACGTTGCTGTACGCCAGGATTTCGGCCTTGTAGAGCGCACCGCCCACTTGGGTAGAACCCTTGTAGACTTTTTGCTCCAGGTTGACCGTCTGACGCACTTCAACCTTCTTCTTCTTCACTTCACCGTCTTCAACGACAGATTTTTCAATCCAGCGAATCTTGCCATCAATACAATGATGGGCGGTAATGACGAGCTTGTGTTCAACGCTGATGAGAGTGCCTGAGCAACCGCCATCAACGATAAAGTTTGTCTGGTCAACTACCTCATTGAGATTTTTGACAGACAACGGCTCTGCTGCCACCGCCACACTTGTTGTGGCCATGACTGCTGCTACTGCTGTAGCAATAACAAGTTTCTTCATGATAGTCTCTCCTTTCAAGAGATGTAACCCATCGCACCTGCGACGAGTAAGATGGCTAAAAAAGCCATTAACGCCAGCCCAGACCACGAGGTTGGCGGTTGGGGTTCTTCTTCAGGGAACAACTCAAGTTGGTCTTCTCCCTGATGCTGACGAAAATCATCTTCTAACGGATGAAACGTAGTCGTCAGGTACTCATCGTCTGCGGCACATTCAGGACTGCAATATGGGTCATCGTACAGATAACGCACCCCTGTATCTTTACCACAGTTTCGACATAATGCCATCACTTGATTCCTTTCCATTTGAGTGCCATAACACAATGGACACAAAGCCACTTGGCCCTGTATAGAAAACCATTGCTAGTGTGAATCGCTCGCTGACAACAATGGCAGCGAGTGTAGGTTTTAAGATGTAGTATCTTTGCCATTACTTCGCTCCTTCCATTTATGTCTGCGTTCCCAGCGATAAGCCTTTAGAACATGGTTCCCGTCCAGGAAAAGGGTGTTGATGATAAAAATCCAAAACACTTTCTTCTCCCGATGAAGGCGAGAACATAACAACTCGTCACGGCTACCACCAGTTAGGCAGTTGAGCCACCTACTGATGTTAACCTGTGCCATTGTTATCTCCTTTCTACAACAAGTTTATATCTGGGGTCAATCCAAACATCATTCAGCTCATCAGCGATAGAGTCGATAGTTCGCTCCCCGCTGAAAAGAATATGCCAAGCTCTGTGCTTAACATCTGTTACGATGCTTATGTTCTCTTCAGAGTTGTCACCTCCAAGAAAACGGCTACGTCTGTGATGCCCCGAGGGGTTATGTGGACGGTTTCTTTTTCGTCCCATTTTTTCTCCTTTCCTCTCCATATAGGTCCCTAAACAGCAATTCTGCTGATAAGCAACCTGAGTTACAAAATATGTAAGAATCACTTACAAGTTTATATACATAGACTTTTTGTTTCTCCTTTAAGATGCGGAGACACCAATGACATACTTGTTTCATTGTCTTTCTCCTAATTGTCAAAGTGCTTCTCTAGTCCTTCCTTATTATACGCTATCCCTCGCACGACTCACAAATGTTATCCCCACCATCAGTATGTAACCTCACTTTCTTAGGTAGCTGTTGGTTAAGCCACTCTATCATATCCTCTAAGTAAGATTGCCTAACATCCCCTGGTTTTAAGCCCTCTAATTGCTTCTCGTACTTCGCTTTCCTCTTTAAAATTTCATTTGTCATAGAGGGACATTATAGCATTTAGGGGATATGGCTTAGATTAGGCACATCATCGTCGAGGTAGCCATCTCCATAGGCCAGTTGTACATGGTGAGGGGTACTGAGGCGGTTACTGTAATCATACTCGTTTCTTACCAAAGTATCCAAACGTTGTCTTGTAAACGTCATAGTCTCGGTACACCTCCCTGATGTGGCTCTCTGTGCCTGGTGAAAGGTGTGCTGTTTTGAGGTGTTTCATACTACTTTATGTACAAATATTGTGATAGGGTTATTGGGTTGGGCTTCTGCTGGGTCTACGGGCATTTGGGCTTCTTTAATTAAACGTAGAGCAGTTTGGTGTCTTGTTTCGCCCTCATATTTACAATCAACTGCCATCATTAGCTCGTTGTAGTCGTCTAATATCTCAGACTCAACTAATTTATAAGTTACTTTACTACCATTGACAAACTCTATAGTTTCTAGCAATTCTCTTGTTTGCGTGTCTCGTTTTTCTATTTTCATATTATTTAATTATACTACTTAGGGTTATTGGGTTGGGTATTGGTATCATGGTGAATGTTTATAGTTAAAGGCGTGCAAAACTTCATGTCCCAAAACTATTAGCTCTAGGTTATTCTTTGGTACTGGGGCTATAATTGTCTCGTCATGGGTCAGATACATGCCTTGTACCTCTGTCCATATACTGTCGTCTACTAGAGTGGTCATGGAGGCTACAAATGCTGGGTCCCGTTCCCATATAATCGTGGCTTCATGTTGGTATTCTCTTTCTACTAAACCTGTCGGCATTAGGTACAGAAAGTAGAGAAAACCTGCGTTTATTAAGAGAGAAAATGTTAGTAAGTATTTCATAAACTTATTCGGTTAACTTGTCTTGAACACTCTTGTGAGCAATATGTTCTTGGTCTTGACCCAGGTTTGAAGGTGAACTTTTTGTTACACCCTAACCTCTCACAGACCTTAGACTTCATCTTTATCGTGGACATGTAAGGCCATGATTGCGTAGTGAATAATCTTAAACAGGTCTTTACGGTTCTTACCGCCTTTCTTACCGTAACGTTGGCCGTACTTCAGGATGTTACCGATACAGAAGCCCTCACCATGTCCGGCGTCTATGATG